TGAAAGATCTGACCCAGATTGTAGACTTAATATGATATTAGGTGTTGGATAATTAGCCATATTCTTTTTCCTTTTAAATTTTTATTTTAACAAATCTGGGTTAGATTTTGCGACAATTTTATAAGCATCTATATAAGATATTCCGTTTTCTTTTATATAATTTTCAACTTTTTCAGCAAACAAAACTGCGTTATTTTGGTTTTCAGAAACGTTATCGGCACTTGTACCAGCTGCAACCAAGTTGATTTTTACAGCGTTTTCAGCAAACGCGATCATATCGCCCTTTAAGTACGCCTCCCTTTGCGCTTCGACTACTTTGCCGGACGCAAACATTTCATTAAATTTTGCTACTTTTTGTTGCAAATCCAAATTAGCTTTTAAAATTTTAACTTCGTCAGTTAATTTTTTTATAACACTATCGTCAGCTAATTTTTTAGCATCATCAGCTAATTTTTTGTCAGCATCCAAATTTTCAATTTTTTTGGTGACTAAATCTAATTTTTCAGCAATTTGAATCTTTTGATCATCACTTAAACCGCCGATAGCTTGTAAAATAGTTTCAAAATCCATATTATCGTCCTTTTTTATAGTGTTGTTGTCATGTTCGTTAAATACGGGTTTCATGTCTTTAACATGTGGTCTGTTAGTTAATCCCGCTCCAAATAAAGTTGGTCCGTATTTTTTTCTTGTTTCCGAGTCTATATAATCTAAGTCAAACTCTGCCGAAAGATATTTTATTTCTTTTTTATTAATTTTTTCTAGGGCTTTTTCTGTCCACTCAACTGTTGCGAATAATCTGGTATCATTATCTTGCAAAACTATATCTTTTATCCAGCCAGCAGCTTCGGCGTAATTCTCGTGAAAATAATCTACAGCTATATCGATTCGTCTGGCTCTCTCATCAAAATTTTTTTTAAACGATTTTAATACGTCTGTTGTTATTTCAAAATCACCGTAAAGAGAATGACTAAAACTACCCGTACGAATTATTTCAACTGGTTCACTTGAATCTTCAATCTCTTGCAAATAATAATGTAGTTTTTGTGTCAATTTGTACCACTTTTATTTATAAACACATCAAACGCTACCACAAACTTTTAATCTTGTATATTAAAATTTTTTGCTTTTTAATATTTTTTCGATCTCCTCTTGTGACCCTGTCGGTTTTAAACCAATCGGGTTAATTGGTTTATTGCCCTTTTGGCCTACAAGTTGTGCTTTTACAGTTGTCTCACAATTGTGATGATATGGTGGTAAATCGGCGGTCTTATATTCATCTTTCGAAAACACACGACCTACTAAATTTTGACAAATCAGCGCGTCGGGTGAAGGATTAACTATAACAAAACTTTCTATTTCTTCGAACACCCCCGGAGTTTGAAAAACTTCATTTCTTGCGGAATTAACTGTATTTGATACTAAATTTTTTGCAGCCGTATCAATCAAAGTAGATATATCAACATAATTTTCAGCAGCAAATCGCATGTCTGCCATAAGTGAATCTATCGAATCAGTTGTATCTAACTTTTGTGATATAGCAAATACCATTCTCTTTTTAAGTTCGTTATCTTGATCATCAACAACAAACTGTATAACCGACTTCAACTTTTCCCGGAGTTGTTTAGGTACGTTTTCCAGAATGTTGTTATAATCATCAAATTTTATATTTTTTATTTTGAGCTCTTTTAAAACTTTGTTAACGCTATCAACCGTTATGCTCGCAATAGGTAATCTAACTTTTGTTAAATAGTCGTTGTGTCCTGGTATAATTGTATCTTCCAATATTTTACGACGTTTATTAGGTTTTTTTTCATCAACAAATTGTTTTTTAACTTTTTTTATAAATTCCTCATACCGAATTGTAAGTTCGGTTTTCATTACGTTTCTTATATCTTCGGTTTTTCTTTTAATATACAAACTTGCGTTATCACTTTCAGACAAAGTTATATGATTGTTTTTACATAAATTGTCAGAAAAATTTGACGTTATGTTTATATCGTTAGTTAAAGAATCTTGTCGCGCTTGGTCTTTCTGCTCTTGGGTTCTAACAGGAAAATCATAGTCCCTGTTTAAAACATCTTCAAGTTGATCTGAAGGACTTATTAACCCCGCATTTTTAAGTATTGCCGCCACTTCTGCCCTTTCTTTACTACCTTTTGTAGCAATATCAGTAGCCTTTAATTGTGGGTATTTGACTCGCTTACCAAATTTAGAATCAACAAGTTTTTTTATTATATTTTTTTCTACAGCATCCGCGATATTCTCTGAAAATATTTCTATTCCATTTAAAAATATTGTTGATAAATCTTTACCGAGCGACTGGCTACCAGCTTGACCACCAAGGCCAAGTTCTAAAAATCCTGCCAAGAAAGACTTAGCCATACGTTTATCTTCTGAGTCAATGGCGGTTTCGACTGTTGCCGCATCAAAATCAATCTTTGTCACGTCAACTTGAAAACCAGGTGGTATCATCAAAAAATTACTCTCATGTGATGTATATCGTTTTAATATGGTTTTGAAAGCTTCTATTTTGTTCAAATCGTCTTTCGAATCTATAGGTACTACACCAGTTAAAACACCAGTAGCGCAACGCTCTATTCCCATTGCTTGGATTTTAAAATAAAAATCTTTTCTTAAATAATTTCCGTATATCGGACGCAACATAGATATACCTTGATAATTATCACCCTCTTTTTGGTTAGTTATACACATTAAGTTTTCACCAGGTATTTGAATATCTACATACAAATCACCACTAACAAGTTGCCTTACATTTTTTATAGACCCGTTGCTGTTTAAATTCCATTCGTATATTGTTTTTGGTGATCTAAATGCTATATCACGTAAACCAACATAATTACCCCAGATAGGGTGGCCGGTTACCACTTTGTAAACTGGTTCAAACAAAGCATAACCAAAATCTATACAAGTTAAAGCTTCCGTTAAAAAATCTCTAAAAGTTTTACTTTTTGTACTATCTGGATAGCTGATATCTTCGAACAAACAATATTCTACAAAACTTGCAATATCTTTTTCTAAATCGCTATCGTCCACCGGTATCACGCCCCAATTGGCAGCTATTATCGGGGTTTTAACACCACGCAAAAGCATAGCAACCTGATAATCTTGTCTACGCATCTTGTCATAAACATCAATACCACTCGGCATATCTTGGAAAGTTCTTAAATATTCCTCTGAATAATAGCCCGAATATATTGCTGTTCCAGTTGTGCCGGCATTAGTAAAATGTTCAGGCGAGTCAGAATCTTTTGATATTAATTTTTTTAAATATTCTTTTATTGACATAAAAAACAAACCTAATCTAAATATATATCGTGAATGTTACCAGATACGTTAGTACTAATCCAGTTTAAAAATTGACTGGTGGAATCGACTTGGTCATCACTACTTGTATTTGGAAAAACACATAATTCCTTCAAATACGCATGTGTATAATCAGCGTTAGCTTTTAAAAAAACTTTCCCGTTTTCGACTTGAGGGCTGCAAGTACTAGCTCTCGTTATCTTGTCGGAACTAGGTTCTATTGCAACTATGTTTAAGTTTGTATCTTTCCGCAAATCCTGTATTAATGATATCCCAGACGCTTTATCCTCTATCAAGATTGTAAACAAAGTATGACCAGCATAATATTCTTGGTTTTTATATTTTTCGGCTAATTTTACAATCATCTTTTTTAAATCTGGGTAAATAAAACGATCTAATACTATCTCGAGCAAATCATAACCGTCAGTATGAACACCCCAAACCGTCGCACAAGTTGGGTCGTTAAGTTCCTTTGCTTTGCTCGCCGTGTCCAATGATATAACAATTCTTTGATATTTTTTAACAGAATAAAACACCCCGAACCATTCGTTTTTAAAAATATTACCTTTTGCCGGGGCGGGCAGCTGGTCAAGTTGACCGGCTGCAGCAATGGAACCTAATGTTTTTTCTAAACCAGCAACAACACGCTCCGGAAAACGTTGCGGAAATAATAACTCACCTTCGTAAGTTCTCGGGTCTGTAAAAAATATAGAAGTTGTACATCTTCGTAAGGGATCAAATCGCATGGGTAAACATAAGTGTTCATAACCGAGCTCTTGTTCCAGTATTAACCCACTTACATCTTTTTCATGCAATCTTTGCATAATAACTATAATCGCGGATGAATCCGGGTTGACAAGTCGGGTTGGTACAGACTCAGTAAACCAATCTAAAGTCGATTGCCTTTCTTTATCTGAGCTGGCAGAAGATACGCTGTGTGGGTCGTCAATAATAACTCTATCACCCCTTGCGCCAGTCATCGAGTCCGCCGCCAACGCTTCACGCAAACCAGTTTGTGTATTTTCAAACTTAGTTTTTGTATCTTGATCTTTCATCAATTCTATTTCCCAGCGGTTTTGGTACCACTCTGAACTAATTAATCTACGTGTTTTAACATTATTAGATAAAGCAAGTGTTTGGTTGTGTGACGCGGAAATATAACGCATATGCGCCAAACCCCTTGGCCCCCATTCCCAGGCAGGAAAAAAAACCGAGGTCATTAGGGTTTTCATTGTCCCCGGCGGTATATTGACAAGTAACCTTTTTAGTTGGCCAAATGTTATAGCTTCTAAATGTTCACAAACAGCATCTATGTGCCAATTTGGTACATATTCTTGCCTAGGCTCAATTATATGCCAAGCTTGTTTTATAAAGTATGCTAAACTTCGTTTGCATTTTTCTATATCTATATTTTTTTTAAGATATAGTTTTTGTATCAACTGTGCTTGTAAGTTTTTTGAGTAGGTCATCTAATTCACTATCGGTCAATTCCTCAAGGTTTACATCCGTATTCACATTTATGTTTGTTTGAACATTATGCGTTGCACCCTCAATATAACCCCTGTTTTTTAACTTTGTTTTGCAATAAAATATTATAGCCGTGGTGTCGTTAGAATTTATTTTACCTAATAACTTTGATTCTACAAAATCACCAGAGGACTCTATTATTTCTAATACTCGTTCATAAAAAATAGGGTCAACCTCTCGCCAGTCGTAATAAGTCCTACGACTAATTCCAGCAGCTTTAACTGATATAGATACATTACCCTTTGTTTCTTCAAATCTTTTTAAAAACATTGTTTTTTTTAAACTTGTTTCTTTAGTTTCCACCACCTTTTAAATCCTCATTGTAAAATTCATACACCATTTTTTTGATAATTTCTGAACTTTCAGTATCACCGTTAAATTTCGCTAAAATCATTGCTTGAAGCGCGCATTTGTGAAATAGTTCTAAATGTTTGTCCGTTTTCATTGATAGCCTCTTTTCCTGTGAAATTTTCCCAACGCCTTATTATAACATCACAAAATTTAGGGTCTAGTTCTATTGATAATCCTGTCCTGTTTGTTTTTTCACAAGCTATTATACAACTACCACTACCACCAAAGGGGTCATACACGGGTTCTAAAACGCAGGTGTGATTTTCGATTGCACGTATATATAAGTCCGTTGGTTTTTGTGTTGGGTGTTTTTCTGATAAATCAGCAATTTTATCAACTTCTATCTCCCACACGGTATTTTGTTTGCGACCACCTAACCAACTTGCTGCCCGATCTTTTCGCACGCCATACCAACAAGGCTCATGTTTCCAATGATAATTTGATCTACCTAATGTATGATTGTTTTTTTTCCAAATTATTTGGCTTTTTATTTCAAAACCACAAGTTTCTAAATCTTTTTTTACAACATCTGACTTCATAGAAGCGCACCAAACATAACAAACATCACCTGGGAAAAGGCTATACACATCTCGCCAAGACGCGTTATCATCACCTTCTATATTGTTTGTTTTTTCTTTTTCTGACATTTTTGTACCACGAGCAACGGCCCTCCACCCAGCTGAATAATTAACTCCATATGGAGGGTCTGTTATCATTAAGTTAGGTTCTAAACCACCGAATAACTTTTTAACAGTTGTTTCAATAGTACTATCACCACATATAAGCCTATGATTACCCAATATCCAAAAGTCACCTAAAACACTAACAGAATTGTCTTGTACTTCTGGTATTTCTAATTCGTTTCTTTCATTTAAAAAATCATCTTCAAAATTAAGTTCCGATTGTTCAAAACCCCATTCTAATAGATTTTCAATGTCAAAATTTTCTAATAATAACTCGTAATCAAAGTCACCTGTATTTTTATTTAAACGTACATTTAATTCTTTTTCTTGCTCTAAATTCAGATCAGTTTCTACAGTCGGAACTTCAATATAACCCAAATCCAACATAGCTTTTAGTCGTTGGTGTCCACCCACAACAACATCATTTCTATCTTTATTTTTGTTAACAATTACGGGCTCTAAAAAATCAAATTTTTCAATACTTTTTTTAAGTTGTACAATTTGTGCGTCACTTATTTTTCTCGGATTGTATTCCGCAAATTTTAAATCTTTAATTTTTCTGGTGACTATTTTCATAATTTAACAAATAATTTATTTTTTAAAACAAGGCAAGTAAAAAAACAGGGTTAAAAAATAACCCCGTTTAATTTAACTATTTGGATACTCATAAACCACACTTAAATCATCGTCGCATTCATGCGGTTCTTTACCAGATAAGTCACAATCAATTGCAAAAACTGTTGATAATGTAATTAATAAAACTGTTACAAATGGAAACATAATAAACTCCTTTAATTTT